AGATGTTTCATCAAACAAAGAATAATACTTGGGCGTACCTTGTGTGGTTCCCGGTGAATACTCTTTAATAAATGAAGCGTGTTTAAAATCTAAGTAATCGTAAATACTTGAGCTGATTATAGCCAAGCTCATAGGTGCATAGAAATCTGTAGGTGTAGCTAAAAATCTGTTTCCAGAAGTTAAGTTACCTTGCACGTTTTTACGTTGATCTGGTAATTGAACCAAAGAAAATATGCGATCTTCTGATTCTTGTATAAACCTTGGTAATTGAGTTGTAAAGGTAGACTCTGATACCTGGAGATAATCTTGTACCGCTGTTTTTAATGTAGCAAGTGTAAAGCTCATGTCGTTATTGTAACCTCACCCAATCCAACTGTAACCTCAAAAGTAGTAAGAACCGATCCCAACTTGCCATTGCCAACATTTGAATAAACCAAAAAAGCATTGTTATCGTCTGCTATGTCTGGCCTTGCATTTCTTATTGCCTGTGGATCCTGGGGAGCTGGTTTAGGCATTAACTGTGGATGCTTTGGACTATATTGATCGGGACCAACTAACAAGCCATCCCAAGTCATACGCATATCTTTCAGTTTGTATCTGAAACCAGTAATGTCGCAGATCCCGTAAGTATATTTCCCAGATGCAAAAGCCATTACGCGTTGTTATAACTCCTTAGATTAGGTTGTATTTTAAATGAGGCTCTATCTTCGTCTTGGGATAAAGCTCTTTGAAACTCGTCTTCGTATATTGCTTTGAGGGTATTTGTTCTTTCTGGTGCCCTTTTCATAGATATATAGTAAGCGAGGCCAGCTGCCAAACAAGGGTAAAATCTGAACGGCAGATCTAGTGTATTTGCGCCCACATCTGCATCGTCCATCCTCGTAAGTACGTTCATGTGTACTGTATAGGTGCTCGATTTGTCTGGTGCTGGCCAAACTGATATTGTCGGGGTTGTTTGTTTATTAACAAAAAATTGATTTGGTTTACCAGTAGAAGACTTTGTAGTTATGTGCGAATACTCAGCTCTACTTAATCTGGTCATTGGAATGTCCGTAGTTTCTGAGCTTACTGTTTCTCTGATAAACACATCTAATACGTCTATTGGTGCCGTAGCGTTTGTGCTATCAACATTGTAGGTCTTTGTATCTTTAACCATGGCTACTGTCTTTTCGGTTATAGTCCATTGGTTTAAACCTCTGTTTGCCCATTCAGCCAACATTAGATTGAGACTACGAGTAGCACTCTTTAGATCATACCCGGTTCTCATTTCTAAACCGCATCTTTCAAATGCCTCTTCAACGTAATCAGCTACGTCTAGCTCAAAATTCTTGCTACTTGATGTTGCCATTACTCTTCTGTCTCTCCTTCACTATACAGGTTGTTAAAGGTTATATTGGGATCCATGTAACTTTCATGTCCCTCTGCTGAGTGTACCCATTGACTAGGAGAAAAGTCCGGGGCACCTTCACCTACTCGCCATAAAGCTGGGTTTGTTGCTCTTACTCTATTGTTAGGTAAAGCTACAAAATTGCCAGTGTACTCTCCAGCGTCAGTTAAATATAACACATGTGATTGCTTATGTTGAGCCGGATCGTCTGCGATACTGTTTTCTGTGTAATCTACTGTAAACATGTATCTACCAGTATAGAACTCTCCACCAATTTTGCATATCCAAGGAGAAGAACTTACACGATCTAAAACCACGACAGAGTGGTCGTGACTAAGACAGTCCCAAGGCTGCGCCAGATGATCTTCCATAGGTGTCGGCCACTTATCAAGAGGTATATCTGCGACTAAAGCCTGTATGGGCATCCTTGCCCACATAGCTCCGCCATGTACGTTTTCATCAGGATAATCCTCAAAATCGGTTTCACACCCGGTAAAGACTACTTGGAAAGAAAGAGATCTATCTGGAATTGTATTAACAGCAAACGCTAGGGCATGTAGATATTCTCCATGATAATCCTGGTGATTTGCAGTAAATTCTTTTCGCACCCAGCACTTAAACTGTGGGATGTTGGAAATTAAATACGCCACTTAATTTAACTCCTATGTAATTAGTTATTTGCCGTACAAGCCTCCACCTTTAGCTCTGTACTTAGTTTTTTTCATACCGCCACCGCCAGCTCTGTACTTAGTGCCTTTCATGCCACCACCCTTTGCCATACCCTTGGTGCCTTTTAAAACATTAGCTTGACCAGCTTTTCTTGTACCGCCTCCCATAAGAGCAGACATTACCGAGGCTGGCATATTACTAAAACCAGTAGCGGATCTTTCAGCTCTCGCCGCAGCTCCACCTTTGGCCATGCCTTTGGTAGATTTCATACCACCGCCTCCGGCACGCATTTTGGTAGATTTCATACCACCTCCTCCGGCACGCATTTTGGTTCCTTTCATACCGCCGCCCTTGGCCATATATTTTCTTCCTTTCATGTTTATCTCCTTCCGTATAAACCCATATTAGGTTTTGATGTTATCATACCACCTCTAGCTGCAAAAGTTTTCACATTAGTTGGTTTTCCTCCAACACCTTGAGGTTTTGCTCTTTTGCGTTTTACCGCAGATTTTATTTGTGATTTTGACATGCTAGATGCTTTTGCAGCTGGCACACATTTTGGGTATTTTCTTTTGGCGTCTGCCTTTTGTTTAGATCTGCCACATTTTTTGAAGCCACCACCTTTTTTTGGAGCTCCAATGTCAACCCAATCTTGTTTGAACCACTTGGATAAGCTCATTAGGCTCTAGGCACTTTAGTCTTTTTGCGTTTGCTATCCATCATGGCTCCACATCCTCTGCCCTGGACCATCATAACTTCTCCGCCGTTACGCATAAAACCCATTTTATTTCTTACCTTTTTAGGTAATTTTGATAAGCCTTTGTTTTTTGCTGGGACTGGCTTTAAACTTTTCATTTCACCACCTTCTGCTTTTTTAGCACCTTTATATTTGCCACCCATTCTTTTGTATTCTTGAACCATATAACCAGACGCATAAGCGCTTGGAAAAACATCAAACTTTGCTTTAGCTTTTGCTTTGGCTTTTGCATACAAAGAAGGATTAGCGACGTTTGATGGTGTTTTGGATTTAGCTCCACCACCTTTTTTCATCTTAATTGATTCAAGGGTTTTGGCTTGACCAGCGTGTGTCTTACTAGCTTTTTTTAAGCCTTTGACTACTTTGTTTATTTTCTTTTGTGACATAATTATTTACCAATTTTTACAAGACCAATAACCCGCAGTGAACACATCTTTTTTCTTTTGCACTGCATCACAGTTATGTCTTGCTCTGAAACTTTTTTTACGCGCTGGTTGAGCCTTTTTAATTTTCATGTTTGGATCACCATAACGCACTATTTTTATTTGATCGCCTTTTTTAGCTAAAACAGCAAACTTTTTGTTTTTGCCTGGTGTACGTTTTTGTTTGTTGTAA